AAGTCGTCTGGTAACAAACAAAAGAAAGGTAAGGTGTATATTTTGGAAAATGTACGAAGATACGAGGTATACGAAGATCGTTTCGTAGAATCAAAGAAAAAGATTCAGAAGGCGATTGATCGTCAGAGAAAAATGAACAAGGTTCGAAAGAAGATTGAAAGGATGGTGATCTGCCACATCATTGGATTATTGTTTGCTGGATCAACAGCAACCTTGATGATTCCAGAGCTTATTGAAGCAAGAGGATATTTTGCATTCGGTGGCGAATGGATGCTGTTTGGTGTGTTTTATATCATTGGGTATTTAGGAATGAAATACATCAATGAGAGAGGAACAGAACAATGACAACAGGATACAAAAAAAGGTGCCCACAAAGCAGCAACTCCGTTAGGCACACAAATAAAAGTTCAGAGAAAATTATACCACAGATTAAGGAAGGAAACAAACATGAAAGATAAATTTTTAGCGAAATGCGACAATGCGGTAATCAAGAGCTGTCGATTTGCAGAAGTAGGAGACGAAGATAAAGCGTTCAAAGTGTTGGAAGATATGGCAGAAGAGGCAGTAACAGAAGTTCTTGGATATGTCAATCCAATTTCAGAACATACATCGGTGTTTATCGTGCCAGTTTTAAGAGCGGTTTCAGATGCTTTAGAAAAAGGATTAACTGACTATGACAAAGGAATTTCTGAATATATCGAATCATTCTTAGGAAGAAGTGTTAAATCTGAGATCACAAAGGAGGAAAATGATAATGGGAAAAATGATCTTGATCACACCAAATAATGATGTGAAAGAACTTGAATATCCAGATGAGGGACTTAAATCATGGAAAAAGTTGAAAGAACACATTGGAAACAGATGTGAGTTAATTGAACACGTACAGCCCAAGAGATTATATACAGAGATCGGTGCAGGAATTGAGGTCAAAAATACACCCGGATCAAAGGTAAGCATGCTCGTTGATGAAGAATTTTATTTTCACTGTGACAAAACCAAATTAAATAAGATAGCTTCATGGTTGTATGAGACAGATCGCCATGGATACCCGATTCTTGGAAATGCTTTGATCATTGGAGAGAAGTATGGAAATGCAGGAATTGAGTTTTGTGAAATGTCAGAAGAGCAGTTTAACTTGATCTTTCCAAGATTGAAAGATTGTGAGAAGAAATTAAAAGAAGAAAGGGAAAACATATGATGGAGAAAAGTAATTTACGAAGAGACTTAGGTCCTTATATTGAAAAGGCATTTTCAGATAAGGCAGAGATCAAAGAGAAAACAAAGGTGCTCTTAGAATTGTCTCAAATCTTCTTTGAAGATCTAGAAAAATTTGTTGGTCCTTTGGTTGATGAAGAAATTCCAATTGTTACAGGAGCACTAAGACTTTATGCTGACGAAGTAATTAAGTGTCAACTGGAAGAAGTGCAAATATTAAGCTATGGTTTTACGGAAGTTTTAAAACAACATACCAGAACTGATCACATAAGGGTAGATAGGAATGTCTAGCAAGAACATGATCGCTCCAGGAATCAAGCGAATCCAATTTGATTCCACCGATTCCTGGCTAAATGCTAGACACGGAATCGGTGGATCTGATGCATCTGCAGTATTAGGACTCAATCCATATAAAACCAATATAGAACTTTATTTAGAAAAGACAGGACAGCGAACGGCTCCTGATATTTCAGATAAGGACTATGTGAAGTATGGGCATGATGCGGAGCCATTGCTTAGATCGCTGTTCGCACTTGACCATCCAGAGTACAAGGTTGAGTACTTCGGAGACAACATGATTCGGAATGAAAAGTATCCATGGGCACATGCATCCTTAGATGGAGAACTGACCGATCAGGATGGTCGCAAAGGAATCTTAGAAATCAAGACAACTAATATCTTGCAAAGCATGCAGAGAGAAAAATGGAGAGATCAGATTCCGGACAACTATTACATACAGGTGTTGCATTATCTGTTAGTTACTGAATATGAGTTTGTTGGACTGAGAGCACAACTTAAATCAGTGTGGCAAGGGCAGATCCAGCTACAAACAAAAGATTATCATATTGAGCGATCAGACGTAGAAGAAGATATTGAGATATTAAAACAAGCGGAAGAAGAGTTCTGGCAGAAAGTTTTAAAAAGACAGCAACCGAACTTGATTCTTCCAGAAATTTAAAAGGAGATACATATGGAGTTTAAGATATACAATCCGCAGGAAGATGGGTTTCTACAGAAGATTGATTGGAATTATGAAGAGTTAAAAACAGAGATTCAGAAGAAAGCAAATGATTATATGAATCTGGTCTATACAGCAGATCAGATTAAGGATGCCAAAAAGGATCGTGCTAATCTTCGAAAATTTGTAACCGCATTAGAGAACAAAAGAAAAGAAATCAAACGACAGGTCATGCAGCCATACACAGCTTTTGAAGAACAGGAAAAAGAACTGATCGGCATCGTTGATCAAGCGATTGGAAACATTGACATCCAGATCAAAGGATACGAAGAAGCAACACGGCAAGAAAAATTAGAGAAAATCAAGGGAATCTATTCAAAGACAATCGGTGATTTTGATCGCACGGTTCCATTTGAAAAAATCTATAAGGATTCTTGGTTAAATGTATCAACGACATTGAAATCTATCACAACAGAGATCGCAGAGATCAGAGATAAAGTTGACAGCGATCTGAAAGTAATCAGTGCAGATACATGTCCTTATGTTTTTGAAATGAAAGAAGAATATCTGAAAGCTTTTGATCTGAACGCTGCAATGATGAAGAAACAGAAGTTAGAGGAGACCGCCAAGAAGAAAGCCTTATTTGAGGAAGAGCAGAAGCAGAAGGAAGAGCATAGACAGCAGCAGTTAAAAGAAGAAGCACAGAAAGTAGTATCTGCAGGTGAAAGCAAAGAAGTGCTAGAAGAACCAATAGAAGCAGCAAAGCCAAAATGTACAGGAGAAAGAACCGTAGCAATTACATTCCGCTGTGTTGTAAAAGAACACAACTTTAAGGAAGTTAATGCGAGACTCAGTCTAGTACAAAAAGTATGTGAAGAATTTGAAATCATAAATCCAAAGGAAGAGGAGGACTTATAAAATGTCAGTTGGAAACAGTTTAGTAAATAGACAGCAGAAAACAGGATTAACAGCATATCTTACAAATGATGCTGTAAAAAATCAGATCAACAATGTAGTTGGTGGTAAAAATGGAGATCGTTTCATTGCTTCTATCGTATCTGCAGTACAGGTTAATTCAGATTTACAGGAATGTACAAACCCATCAATTTTGAGTGCTGCATTGCTTGGAGAGTCATTAAAACTCTCTCCATCCCCACAGCTTGGACAGTATTACATGGTTCCGTTCAGAAACAACAAAAAAGGATGTAAGGAAGCACAATTTCAACTTGGTTATAAAGGATACATTCAGTTAGCAATCCGCTCAGGGCAGTACAAGAAATTAAATGTCCTAGCGATTAAAGAAGGAGAACTGGTTCGATTTGATCCACTGAATGAAGAGATCGAAGTAAATCTGATCGATGATGAGGAAGTAAGGGAAGAAGCAAAAACAATCGGATACTATGCAATGTTTGAATATACAAATGGTTTCCGAAAAGCTATGTATTGGTCCAAAAAGAAAATGGAAGCACATGCATTAAAGTATTCCAAAGGGTATGCAGCAAAGAAAGGATATACATTCTGGGAGAAAGATTTTGACGGAATGGCTTATAAGACAATGCTTCGCCAGTTGATCAGTAAATGGGGAATCATGAGCATTGATATGCAGAATGCAATGGAATCTGATATGGCGGTGATCCATGAAGATGGAACAAAAGATTATGCAGATACAGTTTCAGAAGAAAATATTGTATTAGATCAGAATCTGCAGGAAGCAGTAGAGGAAACACCAGAACCAGAAAAACAGGAACCGCAGGAAGAATCAGCAAAAGAAGAACCACAGCAGTTCTTTAAATAAAAGAAAGGAGCAACACAATGAAACATTTTAATTTAGAGGAGTTTGCAGGAGGGAAGCTTTCAGTACAGCTCAATAAGGCTTTAGAAAAAGTCACTGAAAACATTCAGGATCCCAACACAGATGCACAGAAGGTAAGAAAGATTAATGTGTCAATCTCTCTTCGTCCAAATGATGAAAGAAATTTTGTATCAACTACAGTTGAAACGAAGTTAAGTCTTGCACCAGAGCTTGGAGCTACAACAGCCCTGAGTATGGGACGTGATCTCCGTACCGGAGAGGTTGAAGCGATCGAGATTTTTAACCAGATTCCGGGACAGATGAGTGTCAATGATGTGATTGATCAGGAAGAGGAAGATCCACAGAAAGCCTTTGATCCGGACACTGGAGAGATCTACGAACCAAGCAACAAAGTCATTGATTTAAGAAAAGCAAAACAGGCATAGGAGGATACATAACAATGGATAATACATTTTTAAGAGAAGCAATCGAAAAGATCGAAGAATTGACAGACAGTGCAAGAGAGCCACACGTTGTAGAGATCGCAGGAAAGACTTATTGCGATAAATCGATGTCACGATATGACAGAGAAGAGTTTGCAGAACCATTGACAGCTACAAGTCTTAGTTCTCTGATCGATTATATCAGCGGAAAAAGCGAAGAGTTAAGAGAATCTATGATCGTTCACGTAGAATCTCCAACAAGAGTAAGATTACTATCTGGTCTTACAAATGAAAGAAATCGAGAAGAATTATTCCGCGTAGGTACAAATCCAAATGGTTTTGATTTCGATCATTACTATGATCAGGAAGCGTTTGTAATCAACATGCAGACTGCCTTTAAACAGAGTGATGAAACAGAACTGATTCTTTCAGTTGCTGGAAACGTAGAAAATAAAACAGTGGCCAACTATGGAGATGATGGAGTCAGCCAGAAAGCTACGATCACAAAAGGTATCGCAGGAAAAGAAGATGTGATCGTACCAAATCCAGTAACACTTCGCCCATATCGTACCTTCCTGGAAGTAGAACAGCCAGAAAGCAAGTTTATCTTTCGAATCAGAGAAGGTTCTGATGGGCAGCCAATGTTTAAACTGGTAGAAGCTGATGGTGGTCTCTGGAAGTATGAAGCTGTAGATGCTATCAAGAAATATTTAACAGAGAATTTACCGGAAGAACTGTTAAAAGTGATCACGATCATCGGGTAACAGTTATGGAGACAGTTAGATTTACAGTCCCTGGTGCACCGAAAGGAAAAGCCAGGGCAAGAACTGTCCGTAGTAAAAAAGGTGGAACATTCTCATATACGCCAGAAGGTACTATGCTATACGAGAATTTGATCAAGTGCTGTTACAGGCAGGAATCAAACAATATCATTTTTAATGACGGACAGCCTTTAAAAGTAACGATCATAGCTTATTATCCGATTGTTAAGAGTACAAGCAAGAAAAAGAAACAACAGATGTTGGAAGACCTTATGTTTCCAACGAAGAAACCAGACATTGATAACATTGCAAAAAGTATTCTTGATGCTTTGAATAAACTAGCATACAGGGATGATACGCAGGTTGTAACGCTGCATATGGAAAAGCATTATGCAGAGGACCCACGAGTTGAAGTAGAGATAGAAGAAATCAAATAAGAAAAGGAGAATCGTTTTGGCCAGACAGAAAAAACAAGGCATCGATTATTTTTCTTTGGATTGCGATTTCTTTTCGGATAGGAAGATAAAGATCTTGAAATCCAGATATGGAGCAGACGGGATCACAATTTTCATTTATCTTCTTTGTGAAATATATAGAAATGGATATTACATCATTGTAGATGATGATTTTTACTATATCGTGTCAGATGATCTGAACATGAATAGTGATAAGGTGAAGCAAGTCTTGACATTCTTATTGGAACGGTCGATGTTTGATAAACAGCTTTTCCAGTCGGACGCTGTCCTGACTTCTGCCGGAATACAGAAGAGATTCCAGTTAGCAGTAAAAACAAGAGCTAAGAAGAATCCAATAAAAGTCGACAGGTTCTGGCTTTTAAATGAAGAAGAAACAGAACCTTTTATTAAAGTTACCCATTTTGAAGATAATTCTGAGAATAATACGGATAATTCCAAGAAAAATAATGATAATTCCCGAGAAGAATCCCTAAAGGAAAGTAAAGTAAAGGAAAGTAAATATTATTATAGCAATCCAGATCTGAACAGAGAGTTCTGTCTTTATCTTGATATGAGGAATCATACTGGACCAACATTATCTGCAGAACAGATCAATGCCTTGAAAGAAGAACTAGATTCTCTGGCTGAGAACGATTCTGATAAGTTGGGCATTGTAAGAAAAGCATTTGGTGGAGGATATAAGAGTTTCTTCTCTACATCAAAGAAACGGAAGAAATCAACACCGAAACCAAAGAAAGAAGAAACTATACACAATTTTACACAGCGAGAAGTCAAAGATTGTGATTATGAGAATCTGGAAAGACAGTTATTAAAGAAACAGTTAGGAGATGACATAGTGTATGGATAGGATTGAACAGACAATCAGTAGTGTTGAAGTTGCTGAGATGGTAGGTAAAGCACATAACAAACTGATGAGAGACATAAGAGAATACATTGATCAATTAGCACAGTCCAATCTTGGACACGACGAATTTTTCAATGAATCAACATATGTAGATAATAACAATCGAACTCGACCATGTTACCAGATCACAAAGAAAGGATGCGAATTTATTGCTCACAAGCTTACAGGTGTAAAAGGGACAGAGTTTACAGCAAAGTATATTGATAGATTTCACACGATGGAGCAAATCATCGCAGATCATATCCCACAAGGAAAGGAATTGCTAGCGTTAGCAGTATTAGAAGCTCAAAAGACAATAAATGATCTACAGAGTAATAATGCTGCATTGTTAGAAGATAACAAGAGAATGAAACCAAAGGAAGCGTTTGCCGATGCTGTGTCCACGAGCGATACATCTATCTTGATTGGAGAGTTAGCTAAGATTCTTCGGCAAAACGGAGTGCACACAGGTCAGAATAGATTGTTCGCATACCTGAGAAATAATGGATACCTGATCAAAGGTGGATCAAGCAAAAATATGCCAACGCAGAAATCCATGGAAGCAGGGTTGTTTGAAATCAAGGAAAGAACGATCACAAATCCAGACGAGAGCATAAGAATAACAAGAACAACGATGGTTACTGGTAAAGGGCAGCAGTACTTTATCAATAAGCTACTCGCAGCAATGTAATAAAAATAAGACTCTCCGGTTGATCACTGCCTGCAAGACACTATAAACCATGATTGTTGTTTAATAAAAAGTCGTAGTATTAGTCGTGGTAGCTGTGGATTTAGGAATGATCTTAAGTGACCAACAACAGCACAAAGGGATCATATGCAGGCAGTGATCAGCCGGAGAGCTAAATTATATACCACATGTAACTATTAACCGCATAAGAAACAGCCAGTATAAGCCATGAGCCTGCTGCCTAAGGCAGTGGGCAGAAAGGAGAACTGATGGCAGATTACAGCAAAGGATTTAAAAGACGTGTTGTGACACTGTGGATCAAGTATAACATGTCATCAAATGAGATCAGTAGATCATCCGGCATCGATCATAAGACACTGATGAAGTGGTATAAGCGTTTCTACCCTGAGATAACAGGGGGGGGCAAACGAGACAAAGTGCAAGGATTTAAGATGGCACTATATAGGCAATTGTGCCGGATACCATAAGTAAAGGAGTACGATCAGACAGTTTGGTTCTTTACCTGAGGGATTCTTCAAGTAACTATTAACCAAGCAATCAATACCAAACATATTTTTTCAGGTTCTTTTAAATGTAATTTCTCAAATATTAGATTTAGTTTTTTACAATTTTCCAAATCAAAAAACGAAGAATCACAAGACTTTATAAGATCGGGCAAAAGATAACAGATCAGCGATCAGAGATAAAGGCGTTGTATCAGGTAAAGAACCAAGCTGTCTGAGAAAACGATATGAGATATAAAGAAAATTTCAAGAAAGGAATGGTCCGGCTGATCATCTCAACAGGGATAAGCTACAAGAAGCTGTCAGAGCTGACAACGATCAGCCAGCCAACGTTGAAAAAATGGGATGATGAATACCGGCAGGAGTGCCTGGATGAGAAGAAGAGAGAAACCGAGAGACTAAAGAAGCAGGAAGAAGAGAACATGAGATGTACGGCGTGGCACCAGTATGGATCCGGTGCAGGTCGGTTTGAGTAGAAGGAGATAAAAATGACAGAGCAAAAAGAACAAGAGATCGTAGATAGAGTTGAAAAGAGAGTTTTAGAAAAACTCGAAAAGAGTGTATGTAAAGAAGATACACAGAAAGTATTACAAGAACCAAGAAATAAATGGTTTAAAGATGCAAATGGATCCGGAACAGATTCGTTAATGGCAAATGCATTGGGAAATTCGTTCGTAGCATGGAGTGCATGGGAGCAGATTCGGCGATTAACATGTGTTGCTTGCGGAAAGAAATATGTAAGGCAGCTTACAGAAGATGATCATGCAGAAGAGGCGTGTGAGGAGATTTGCCAGACAATTTATGATATTGCAATGATGAGAAAGAAGGATGGTCAAAATGGGGAAGCTTGATAAAGAACAAGAAGCCAGAATGGCAGGAATGAGATATGCCTTGGGTATCGCAAAGGAAAAAGGTGTTGATGGATTGCAAAAAGAATTGCAGATGCGTGGAGCACTGGGAATTGGCTTATTGATCGATAATGACAAATTAAAAAGGGCATACGAGATTTTAGCAGAGACTATATATCAGAATACCATGACAGTTGTACTTGCAACATTAGCACATGATACAGGTTTCGGAGAAAAAAGATTGCGAAGATTCAAAGAAGCGTATGACAAAAACACCTTATGGAATTTTGAATTAGATGGTTATGCAGAACACTATGTGACATATGTGGATATGGCTATGGAGTTGAAAACAAAATACAACATTGACATGAATGTAGAAATGCTTGCATCGAATCAAGATATTACTTTTGATAAAGATCGTAGAGTATTGTCGAATGTGATCAGGTTATTGGAACATGAAGATCAGCACGAAGCAGCAGATGTATTAAGAGAACATTTACATGAGGCGGTGGCAGTATGGTAAACAAGAAAGAATTTAAAGGCTACATCTGTGAGATTGCAGGCAAGCCAATTAAGGATATGAAGTTATGTCCAGACAAGCAGCAGAAGCTAAGGGTTCGTATCAAGTGTGATAAAGGGTGTGTCTGGTGTGAGAAGGAGAAAAGTCATGAGTGACGACTGGAAAGAGCAAAAGAAAAGACAAAAAGCTATCTTCACAGCGCAACAGAATCTGCCCTATGAGGTAAAAGTCAAAAGGGCAGAGTTAAGAGCAAGAGAGTTTATACAAGAACTTGATCGCAGAGGAATGAATGCACATGTAAGTGTAGGTGGTTTGGACAGTATCGTGCTTTTGGCGTTTTTGAGAAGCAGAGGAATCGATGTACCTGCAGTGTCAGTATCATCTCTGGAAGATAAAAGCATTATCAAAGTACATAAGCAGCTTGGAGTGATTTCGCTTCGACCAGGAAAACCAAAGACAGAAATCTTACAAGAGTTTGGTTTTCCGGTGATCAGCAAGAAGATTGCAGGACGAATTGACACGTTACAGAATCCAACAGATCGTAATAAGACAGTCAGACATGCGATCATAACTGGAGAATGTGGAGCACAAGGACATTTTGCAAAGAACAGCCGAATGAAACTGCCAAGGAAATGGCTGCAGTTGTTCGCAGGATACGAAAACGAGAATGAGGGTGTGAATTATCAGATTGCACCATTCAAGGTAAGTAATAAGTGCTGCCTATACATGAAAGAAAAACCATGTGAGGTTTATGCAAAAGAAAACAATAGTGCACCATTCTTGGGACTTATGGCAAGTGAAGGTGGACAGAGAGAAGAAGCATTAGTAGAGCATGGATGTAATTACTTTGGGAAATCTGTAATCCGATCAGCACCATTTGCACCATTTTTACGACAGGACCTGTTACAGCTTGCATTAGATCTTGATGTGCCAGTGCCAGAAATCTATGGAGAAATCGCAAGGAAAGCAGATGGAACGCTGTATACGACAAAAGCACAAAGAACAGGATGCTCGATGTGTGGATTCGGAGTGCATCTCGAGAAAAGACCACATCGATTTGATATGTTGAGAGATCGTAATGAAAAAGAATGGGAGTTCTGGATGTATCGATGTTGTGTAGATCAAGAAACGGGAGAAAGATTCGGATGGGGACGCGTCTTAGATTACATCGGAGTGAGATGGGAAGATAAGTGGGAACCAGAGCCGGAGCAGTTGGAATTTCATTTTTGTTAAAGAAAGTTAAGGAACAACTAATATACCAATTAATACATCAACTAATGGAACAATACAACAGTTGATGTATCAACCAAGAGATTAAGGAGAAGAGAATATGAATGAACAGATCATAATGCATTTAGACAATTTGGCTGAAGAAGAAAGAGAACAGTTTACAAAACTGTTAGAAAAAGCAAACAAGGAAAATCGTGTGTGGAAACCTAAAAAAATAGACCAATATTATTACATAAACGATTTTACCGATGTATGTACAGATACTTGGCAAGAAGCCGGTGCTGATTATAAAAGATTTAAAATTGGGAATGTATATAAAACGAGAGAGGAAGTGTGCTTTGCATTAGAAAGAGCAAAGGTAAAAGCAGAACTGAAAAGATACGCATTAGAGCACAATGATCCCGAAAAGGAAGCATGGAATAATGACAACGGTCATTATATGATTGCGTTTAATCATAGAGTAAATGATCTTTTTATAACACGGGGATATTACATAGAAGAAGAATCAGCTACATGTTTTACATCAGCTCCTATTGCTCGTGACGCAATTGAAGCGGTGGGAGAAGAAAGAATCTTAAAATACATTTTCGGTGTAGAGGTAGAAGAATAATGGGCAAAGTCAGACAACGATTAGGAAAAGCCTATATCCACACAAAAGAAGAATCCATCCAGAGTATTATCATCGATGCTCTGGTAGATCACGGATATGACGTGGATGTTGAGGTTACAGATAACGGAACAGGAAACGAAGTAGTATCATGTGAGATTTACGATGTGGGGGGGGGCAGTAAGAAATGATAACAACAAAAGATGCTGTAAAAGTATTAAGTTTAACACTAACAATCGCATGTTATGGAATTTATTTTTATTCCGACCGAAAAAAAGATTGCTATCAAGCTATTAAATTTTTGATACTGGGATCAATCATGCAGAATGTAACATTCCACTTGGAATAAAGGAGCGTTAAGAATATGGGAAAGACAATAGAGAAAATAGAAAGAGCGGCGAAAATGCTAAATGGACGACACATGCCGAAAGCATATGAAGTATACAAACACTTTAAAGGAAGTTTGTACGTTGTTATTACAGTGGCTCGTCATACAGAAACAAATGAATTATTTGTAATATATTCAGATATAAGAGAGATGCAGAGAATGTATGCTAGGCCATTAGAGATGTTCATGAGCGAAGTGGATCATGAAAAATATCCAGATGCAAAACAAAAATACAGATTTGAAAATATGATGGAGGGATAATTTATGATCATTGGATTTTTGAGCGGATTATTTATCGGATCAGTTGCAGGAGTGGCAGTAATGTCACTCTGTAGTGCAGCGAAAGAGAGGGATGAGTTATGACAATAACAGAGAATCTTACAGGTGTCGTGAAAGAGGATCATGAGAGAGTGAAGACAGTAACGGACATTCTGGAAGAAGTTAGAACTGAGATGTGTGATGGTTATTGCGTATATCCAAGAATAACGCCGAATGATTATGAAAAATATAAAAGGATATGCGATGAAGAATGTCCACTGAACAAATTATAAGGAGTGATACATAAATGGGATATCAAGATTGTCCATGTTTCAAGTGTGATCATGGTGGAGAAAGAGAAAAACGAGTTGAATGCCGAAGAAAGTGTACTGAATTTACTGCATGGAAGTTAAGCATGCAGGCGATCAGACAGAAAAAGAAAGAAGATAAAGACAAATACTATTCGACGACCAAAGGAAAGCTTTACAAAAGAAACCTGATGAAGCAAAAAGGTGGAAGAAAGATATGGTAGATCCATGCAAGGCCTGTGCAGAGATAATCTGCATGGGCATTTGTGCCGATCGGGCGCAATACAAGCAAGAGTATCAGGAGATGGCGGATCGGATAAGGCAGCAGATAATAAATCGTAACAGGAGGGGAGAACGTGGACAAGAACGTACTGATCCAATATTGTGACATGAAAGAAGAAATTAAAGATTTAAGGAGAAGAATCACAGAGACTGAAAAGCAGATCTTCAGAATTGCAGAAGAAGGAACGGTAAAAGACACAGTAAGCGGTGGCATGGGTGGAATACAGCATTTTGTGGTGGAAGGTATGCCAGTACCAGAACTTAGCAGAAAGAGGCTGCTGCTTAATAAACGAAAAGCTATGTTGATTGAAAAAGAGAATGAACTTCTGGAACTCATGAATCAAGCGGAAGAATATATAAATAGCATTGAGAAGAGCGAACTAAGAATGATGTTTAGATTTTATTACATTGATGGCATGACGTGGCTGCAGGTAGCACATAAGATGAATCAGTTACACCCTAAAAGGCGAGTAGCTTATACAGAAGACAGCTGCAGAATGAGAAATACAAGATTTTTTCAAGAAAATTAGAAAATGTTCGGTCACGTTCGCAAAAAATAGGCTAATATATAGGCTAGAGCGATTAGATGAAGCGATACTTCATAAATGTTCCTTTTTCTTGCTAATAAAAATACGTACAAAATACGCATAAAATTATTGACTTATACGCATTTTGTACGTATAATGAACATATAAATTAAAAAAAGGAGAGTTTTTCATGAAGAGAAGAGATTTGATTAAACTCCTTGAAAAAAATGGATGGTATTTAAAACGGAATGGTGGGAACCATGATCTATATACAGATGGTAACAGAATTGAGCCAATTCCAAGACATCCAGAGATTAAGGAGCGATTAGCTAAATCTATTATCAAGAAACTGGGGCTTTAAGCCCCAGACTTGGTGGATTCATGAAAAACAAAAATGAAAAAAGGATCAAACGGCAAGATTTTAGGAGGAACGGAAACATGGCAAAGAAAGTAGCGTATCCGGTTATTTTAAAACCGGATCAAGAAGGGTATTATGTAGAAATCCCTGATTTTGATATCGCTACAGAAGGCGATACAATAGCAGAGGCTATGGAAATGGCCAGAGATGCTATTGGATTGATGGGGATTGATATGGAAGATGAGAAAAAAAGTCTTCCAGAACCAAATTCAAAAGCTCAAAATGTAGAAGCAGGAGACACAGTAACACTTGTAGATGTAGACTTTACAGAGTACAGAAAGAGAGTGGATAATAAAGCAGTTAAGAAAAACTGTACAATTCCATATTGGATGAGTGTAGAAGCCGATAAAGCGGGAATTAATTATTCACGAGTATTACAAGATGCAATTTCTAATATATTAGGAGTTGCGCGTACAACAAAAGGTTAATCAAATCTCAAAATATATTGAATTAAGCACCTTCGGGTGCTTTTTTCGTGCATAAATTTAAGGACCTCTAGCTCAGCAGGTCAGAGCAGTCGGCTCATAACCGATCGGTCCAGGGTTCGAGTCCCTGGTGGTCCATTTGAAATATAGGAGGGAAAACATATGATCAGATTACAAGCAGAAGATTACTGCCAGAACTGTGAAGAGCTCAAACCAGAAACACAGGTTATGAGCAGAGGATATGTAGGGACTGGTTGTAAAGTGGATACAACAATTCGATGCAGTGATGCTCAGAAATGTGAAAGACTATGCGAGTACCTGAAGAAGGAGGGCGGTAATGTGTGAATGAAGAAAAAAACTACATATTGGCAGAATCCGATTACGTGGCCGGAATGAAGTATAAAGACATTGCTGCCAAGTATGGAGTCTCGATGAATACTGTGAAATCGTGGAAGAAACGATACGCATGGTCGAGGAACAAAAAGACAGGATGCATCCAAAAGGGGTGCACACAAAATAAAAAGGGTGCACACAAAAAAGAAGCCGTTGCAGAGGATGTAAGTCAAGTTGTAATTAACGATGAACTTACCGATCAGCAGCAGCTTTTTTGTTTGTATCAATCCAGGATGTTTAATTATACGAAAGCTTACATGAAAGCTTATCCAGGATGTACTTATGCATCTGCTGCCGTATTGGGGAGCAGGCTCATGAAGAATCCAGCAATAAGAAAAGAGATTGAACAGCTAAAGCAGAATCACATGAACAGAGAGATGCTAAAACAAGAAGATATCTTTCAAAAGTACATGGATATTGCGTTTGCAGATGTGACAGATTATGTATCGTTTGGGCGAGAAAATATTCAAGTTATAGGTGCTTTTGGTCCAGTAATGGTAGAAAACAAAGAAACTGGAGAAAAAGAAGTCCTCGAAAAAGAAGTCAATACTGTGAAATTTAAACAATCTGAAGATGTTGATGGAACGTTGATCACGGAAGTGAAGCAAGGAAAAGACGGAGCGAGTATTAAGCTGGTTGATAAGATGAAAGCTTTACAATGGCTTGCAGATCATATGGATATTGCTACAGTTGAACAGAAAGCTAAGATTGAGCAGATCAGAGCTAAGACAGAACAAATCAGACACAGTGAAACTGATACAGGAGAAGATGCAGTTCAATCTTGGATGGATGCTGTAAAAAAAGCGAGGGAATCAGATGGATGATAGAGTATTACATGATTTCCTTGTAGAGAGTATTCCTTTATGGCAGCAGAATCCAGTTCAATTTTTTGAAGAAGTTCTTTCTTTTTATCCAGATGAATGGCAAAAAGAAGCAGCATTTGCTTTAAGAGATAATCCAAAAGTAACGATAAAATCCGGACAGGGTGTTGGAAAAACAGGATTTGAAGCTGCAACATTGTTATGGTTTTTAAGCTGTTTTGAGAATGCAAGAGTTGTTGCAACAGCCCCAACACTGCACCAGTTGAACGATGTTCTATGGGCAGAGGTTTCAAAGTGGCAAAGTAAATCTCCGTTATTGAAGGAGATACTACAGTGGACCAAAACAAAAATATCTATGATTGGTAGCAAAGAACGTTGGTATGCAGTAGCAAGAACAGCAACCACTCCAGAAAATATGCAAGGATTCCATGAAGATAATATGCTATTCATCGTTGATGAAGCTTCTGGTGTTGCAGATCCGATCATGGAAGCAATCTTAGGTACTCTGACAGGAGCCAATAATAAATTGCTGCTTTGTGGAAACCCGACAAAAGCAAGCGGTACATTTTACGACAGCCATACATCGGATCGTAAATTATATTATTGCATTACTGTAAACTCCGCAGAATCTAAAAGAACTAATAAAGACAACATTGATTCTCTGATCAGAAAATATGGAGAAGAAAGTAATGTTGTCAGAGTCAGAGTAAAAGGATTGTTTCCCAAACAGGATGATGATGTTTATATGCCCTTGGAAATGTTGGAAGCATCGATCATCTTGGAAGAGATACCACCAGCTGATATTTGCACTTTAGGAGTCGATGTGGCCCGCTTTGGTGACGATGACACAGTGATCGCAAGAAATATGAATAACAAGATCACACTAGAAAAGATTAGGCATGGTCAAGATCTAATGAAAACTGTAGGAGATGTTGTTGTAGAGTGTAGGAATATCAAGGAAAAGTTTAAATATAAAAAAACAATATATGTGATCATAGATGATACTGGTCTTGGTGGAGGGGTAACAGATCGTTTGAATGAATTAAAATCGGAAGGAAAGCTATCTGGTGTGGTTATCGTTCCGGTTAATTTTTCTGCTGCCGTTCCAGACAAGAAAGCAGCAGAAAAATATCATGATATCACATCTTATGCATGGTCCATATTAAGAGATATGTTAGAAGAAAAAGAAGCAGTATTACCAAATGATACAGAGCTTATCGCACAATTAAGTGCGAGAAAATATGATCTTAGTTCATCAGGGAAGATACGGCTAGAATCGAAAAAAGCAATGAAAGAACGCATCGGAGAGTCTCCGGACCGGGCGGATGCTGTTGTTTTATCTTGCTACAGAAACAAAATTAAACCAATCAGTGTTCCAGGAAGTGATGTTGGAACAAAAGATAGTTACTGGAGGTGAAATAGCATTGTATGATGAAATAGGTCGCATCGGTCAAAATCGGTGGGGCGGTAGCTTTTACGAAGAATTTCTCCCAGAGTTGAGAGGACAACGAGGAGTAAAGGTATATACGGAAATGGAGTCTAACGATGATGTAATCGGAGCGATCATATTTGCGTTGGATACATTGCTTAGACAGGCACAGTTTTCCGTAGAGCCACAGGGAGACGATCAAAAGGATATAGAGGCAGCGGAGTTCGTTGAGTCTTGCATGGATGATATGCAGAGCACATGGACTGACACAGTATCGGAAATATTATCATTCCTTACATATGGTTGGTCATATCATGAGATCGTATATAAGAGGAGATCAGGGCGAACAGGAAACCCTAAGACGAACAGCAAATATGACGATGGTTTGATTGGATGGAGAAAGCTTCCTATCCGATCACAGGATTCGTTGTATCAATGGGAGTATGACGATGAAGACAACCTAATTGGCATGACGCAGATGCCGCCGCCAAATTTTGGACTTTATACGATTCCGCTGGAAAAGGCAATCCATTTCAGAACCCGATCCAGAAAAGGAAATCCAGAAGGAAGGAGTATCCTGAGAAATGCTTATCGTTCCTGGTACTTTAAAAAAGGGATTCAGGAATTTGAAGGGATCGGGATTGAAAGAGATCTCGCTGGTATACCGATGGTCACGCCACCAGAAGGTGTTGACTTGTATAATCCAGATGATCCCGAAGGCTCAAGAATGTTAACCTGGGCTTATAGTTTGGTAAAGAATGTCCGACAAGACAAAAGTGCTGGAATCGTGTTACCACCGGGATTTAAGTTCGAGCTTGTTTCCACAGGTGGAAGCAGACAAATTGATACGAACGAGATCATAACTCGTTATGATAGCCGCATAGCAATGACAACGCTTGCGGATTTTATTCTGTTGGGGCATGAACACACTGGATCATTTGCACTGTCCGATGATAAGACAGAGTTATTTGCTGTAGCGATTGGATCATACCTTGACATTATCTGTGAAGCGTTTAATAACCAAGCGATCCCAAGATTGATTGATCTAAACGGAGAACATTTCAAGGGGATCACAGACTACCCGAAGATGGTTCACGGAGATATTGAAAAGATCGACATGAACAAATTAGCACAGTACATCCAGACGATGGTTGGCACTGGTGTATTGATCCCAGACGACGAATTGGAAACATATGTTCGAGAAGCCGCCAATTTGCCGCCAAAGGTAGCTGACGATGAAAGATTCATTGATCCTGATAGAGAAGATCAGCAGACAAATGATCTTGGATCACAGGGAAATAATGTACACCCAGAGGACAATCAGGACGTTGCCGAAGATGATGGAAAGGTACAGGAAGCCAAGAAACGATTAGGAAGGAGCTGATTATATGTTCCTATTCCGAAAGGTTAAGAAGCGTGGATCGATGAAGCCAAATGATGTGAAAGAAGCATTAGAGAGGTTTCTTAATAGCAGCAGTCCAGAATTAACACGCTTGCTGGTCAGGTATTGGAAGGATCAGCAGACGGTTTTTACATTTAAAGAGATCAGAGAAGCTATTCAGGCTGGTGTGATCTCCAAGAAATCTGTAGAAGAATGGCAACAGGATTATTCAAAACTGGTTCATGATAAGATTGCACCAGAGATGGTTAAAGCAATGAAAGCTGGTGCTAAAAATCAAAACCAGCACAAAGGAATAGACATTGGATATAAATTTGATGCAGATCATTGGGCGGTATCTGATTGGTTGGAAAATCACACAGCTGAGCTTGTAACGAATTGTACAAGAGTACAGAAAGATGCAATTCAGTCAATGATCGATATCGGAATAAGAAAACATATGGGAACAGATGAGCTTGCAAGGTTTATCCGTCCCTGTATTGGTTTAACAAAGCCACAGACTCAGGCAGCTATGAAGTATTATGAGACGATCAAGGCAGAGTTGGAGAAGAAACACCCAAGAACAAAGCCAGAAAAGATTGAACAGATGGCAAGAGACAAGCAGATGAAGTATGCAGAACGTCAGCTCAGAGAAAGAGCAAAGACGATCGCACAGACCGAAAGAGCATTTGCCTATGAGTATGGCAGATACCAGCATACAAAGAATCTTGTCGATCAGGGTATATTACCACCACAGGACAAAAAATGGTCCGCAACGGACAGTGAGAATACATGCAGCACATGTAGAGAACTGAACGGAAAAGTTGTTGGAATGGACGAAGAATTTGCCCCAGGTAAGCTACTTCCTCCGCTTCATCCGAGGTGTAAATGCTGTGTTATGTATGTCAATTCAAAATCTATGACCGCAGCGTATGAAACAGAAGAAGATGAACTGCGAGAGTACAGCACAGAGGAAATAGAGACTCATGCTAATAAAATGTCAGAGATTGCAGACAAACATCTTGATCTTGAAAGCTCATGGAGTGGAAAGGTCGTAGTTGATGATGATTCTGGTGTTTATGGTATCCAGTGGAACGGAGATATTATAACCAGACATGAAACAGCCCCACATATTTTGTTACATGAACAGTTACACGCTAGATCAGTTACAAAATATGATCGTAAAATGTATAAACAGTATGAGAACATGGAAGAGGGTTCGGTACAGTTTGCAGCACAGGAGATTAGCAAGAAAGAGAATATACAAATTCTTGAATCACAGTACGATCATATGACAGAAGCTTTAAGAAATATAAATAAAGTTGCTGGGTTATTTAAAAATGATTATGATTTTGCAATGAAGCTTATTTTTGTTCCGTTACCAGATAGGTATGACTGGCTGAATAATATGATCTATGATAAAATGATGTTATCAGGAAATATTGAAGATTATCAGAAGGTATCGCACTGGATGGAGGCTTTAGAAAATGGAAAAACATCTTGAATTAAAAGAAAGATTCGATCAGCTAATGAAACAAGATATGGATGTATCAGAACACGAACAAGAATGGTTTGAATTACTGGACGATATGCATGAATGGTTAAAGGATAAGACAATTCCGAGAAATATTCGTAGGCAGTTTGAACCTTTAGGGATGTTAGAAGTAACTATGAAAATCTGTGACGGAATCCATTATGCAAATGGAACTGGACGATATGCAAAGAAAGAAGAATGATGAAGTACAAAGCAATAGAGCAGACAGTTCAGGCAGTGCAGATCACACCTGATATTGATATGATCGCCCCTGACTGGTTCACAAAGAAAATGAATACCGAAGAAATTATGATAGATCGTGTACAGAAAGACGGAGCAACAGCCGTTATAGGATGCACGGTCTATTTTAATGCACGAAGATATAAAGGCAGCAGACTTGTTGCAAGAATAGGAGACTATGTTGTAAAAGATTCAGTCGGTCGATTAAATGTAGTTCGTAAGAATGACTTTGATCGGCTGTATAAGAAGGAGGAAGCATGAGATATTTTAACGATTATATACGATCCCCAGCACAGACACAGGACAGTATACGAAAGTCCTTGAATCAAGTAGATATTACTAAGAAGGATGAAGAAAAGCAGTACGTCTTTGGATGGGCTAAGATTGCAGTCGATGAGAACGGAAAACAGTTGGTTGACCGCCAGAACGATTTAATTGATCCGGAAGAACTAGAACAGACAGCATATACCTATGTAGAGTTCTATCGTGAAGCCGGAGAGATGCACGAGCGAGGCGGTGCAGGCGTTCTGATCGAGAGTATTATATTCACTAAGGAAAAGATGAAAACTCTCGGTATAGAGGAAGGTACGTTGCCTGAAGGCTGGTGGGTTGGTTTCCACATCACAGACAATGAGGTCTGGGCAAAGATTAAGGACGGAACTTATACAATGTTCTCAATTGAGGGCAAAGCGAAACGTATTGAAGTTGAGGAGGACGAATAATGGAATTTAGAGATGCATTCAAAATTATGAAATCCGGAGGAAAAGTGAAGCTACCATCTTGGGGTGGATATTGGTTCTGGGATAATGACAAAACAACAATTATCATGCATACGAAAGATGGCGAGGACATTGATATTCGAGAAACAAAATGTCCTGAATATACATTCGGAAATATTACATCTGATGAATGGATGATCGCAGATGAAGAAAATTGCCCAGAGTTAGGTGGTGCAGCATATTTTGATTTTTCCAACGCTATTAAGTATTTAAAGAGAGGACTTAAGGTTGCACGAAAAGGATGGAATGGAAAGAAACAGTATATTCAGCTTGCAACATGTATTTCGTACACAGCAGCAGACGGAACAATTGTTAATTGTGATCACAATGACATTGGAAATAAAGCAATTGCGTTTATCGGCACGTCTGGTGTACAGATGGGATGGTTAGCGAGCCAAGCTGATATGTTAGCGGATGACTGGATGTTTGCAGATTAGGAGATGATCTCATTCTTAAGATTAAGAAATCACACCGACAGGATGAATGGATCGTGTACAACCCTGATTGCTTTGAATTGCATCATACGCACTGTAGGAATAAAAGAGTTGCGATCGCAATCAAGAAGAACGTGGAACGTAGAAGAGTTCCAACATCCAGAAATCTAAGAACCTTGGAAAGTCACATAAGACTGACAGGGAACAAGAACTATAAAAGAAAGATTCAGAAGATCATTGAAGAAGTAAAATCTGAAAGGAAAAACTGAAATTTAGTCTTAAATTAGTTAAAAATTAAGCTAAATCTAAAATTTAGTTCAAAAAATAGCTAAATAGTTCAATTAATAGACCAACTAAGGACCATTTTGCAAAAAATGCAAATTGGTCTATTTTTTGTGTTTGAAACTGCACTTTGCGTTTTTGAAACTGCACTTTGCGTTTTTGAAACTCGAATAATCGTGTTGAAACTCGAAAAAGTGTCGTTAGAAAGGAGGAAACATGAAAACAAAAGGAAAGACAAAGCTGGAAGATCTGGAAGTAAAAAAGATCGATGCAGTAGACATCGGAGCAGATCAGAAAGCAAATATCCTGATTAAAAAGAGAGGAGGTGCAGAAGAACCGAAGGGAAACTTTTTCAAGCGATTCTTTAATGCGTTTTGTGACAGCTTAGGAGTAAATTCAGAAGATGTCAGAAAGTCCATGGAAGATGAAGCAACATCATTTGATGATGTAATGAATGAAAAGAAGATCTACGACGTGAGGGATCAGATCTGGAATGCCTGCAACTCTCTGGAGCAGTCGATTGTATCAATTCTACTCGATAAAGAGTGTGAGGATAAACAGGCAGCAATCGCACAGAGCATTGATCAGTTTAAGGCATTTTCGGATGATGCATCCAAGTCTTGGATCAAATTAGAACGTGCAGCAACAGACAAAGAAGATACTGTTGTTGCGGATGATTTTGAGATCGCAAAAATGCAAGAGGTAATTGAGAAATCTTGCGATCCTGAAACTATTAACAAAGAAAAAGAAGAAAAGGAGAATGAAATGGCATTTGATATTTCAAATATGACAGAGGAAGAAAAGAAAGAAGCATTAAAAGCATTACAGGATGATGCAAATGCAAAAAAAGAGGATACTGCAAAAAGAGCTGATATTGATGGACAGGTTCAGGAAGCAGTGAATAAAGCAATGGAAGGTGTTACAAAGGACTTCACTTCTATGATGAAGAAGATCATGGAACCAATCCAGAAGAGAGCAGAGGAAGCAGAACAGAAGTCCTTAGAAGAAGTTGCTAAGAAGTATGAACTCTTAGGAACAAAAGCAGAGGAATTAGTGCCAGTTCTGAAATCCATGAAAGCAACATCCGATGAAGCGTATAACAACTTCATTGCATCCATGGATAACAACCTTGCGGTAATTCAGAAATCAGGTCTGTTTGAGGAAATCGGTAAATCTGGTGGAGCTCACACAGGAAATGACGATACAGAAGGTGTTGCAAAGATGAACGCAAAGGTAGCAGAGATCAAAAAGTCTATGCCAAACCTTACTGATGCACAGGCACAGGATATCGTTATGCAGAATGATCCTGAATTAAGAGCAATGTTCGATAAATAAGAAAGGAGGTACAGAGAAGATGGCAAACAGAACATATGAATACAATCCAACTGGTGGAAGTCCAGTGATCAATGTTACAGCTGGAGCAGAACTCAAAACAGCCGTAGCGGTTTTATTAACAAAAGATGGAGCAAAAATTCCTGAAGCCGGAAAGGAAGCAACAGGAATTGTGCTTCTTGGAGATGAAACAGTAGCCAAAGGCGATGATATTACTGTTCAGATCAGAAATCAGGGCATGTGGGCAGCTGGTGCAAAGATTGAGGCTGGAGATTTCCTTGCTGTTGATGCAGAGGGATTATGCCAGAAGGCAACAACAGGGCAGTACATCTTAGCTATGGCACTGACACCAGCGACAGCAAAAGGAGACATCGTAAACGTTGCGATCATCCATGCTGGATATGAAGCATAAATAAAGGAGGAATGAAATAAATGAACACAGGACATAACAACGCAGCAGCAATCGCAGTTGATATTGCGAAAGGATGGAAACCTAACTATTACTTAACAAATATGGCAATGTCATATTTTCAGGCACCGGGAATGAATGTTGCACCAAGCATCTTTCCGATCCTACCAGTGCAGGCAAGTACAGGAAATTACTATATTTTCAACAAGGAAGAGATTGCAAAAGATCAGGTAAAGAGAAAGCCTAAGTTCGGAGCAGTAGATCCGGCTGTATTCTCTCATTCAGATGATACTTACAAATGTGAGGTAGATCAGATCATCGTCGGAGTAGATAACATCACAGCTCTGGATTACCAGAGAACT